GAACGATGACGGCGCACTCAAACGCTGACCAGCGCCCATCCGCCCTCGTCTGATTATCCACGAAGGACCGGGGGTTCGGCCTCGGAGGTGCATGGTCATGCAAAAGAAGCGCATGGTGCAAGAACCGGTCACGATCGTGGCCGCCGCACGCACCGGTGATCGACGTGCCACGTTGGAAGCAATGCGCGACAAGCTCGCCGTCGACATGGACAACGCACCACCAGCCGTCGTCGCACAAATCGCCGGCCGACTTGCCGCCATCCTCACCGAACTCAACGAGCTCGGCCCAGCAAAGAAGGTGAGCGCGCTCGATGAGCTTGCAAACCGTCGCAAGGATCGGCTCGCAGCGGCCGGCGTGGCAGAACCTCCCACACGACAAGCACGCAAGCCTGGGTGACGAAGCCGCAGACCTTGCAGCGTTGGCCGGCCTTCACCTGGACGACTGGCAACGCTGGTGCCTCGGCGAAATGTTGTCCACCTCCAAGGATGGGCGCTGGTCAGCGTTTGAGTGCGCCGTCATCGTTCCACGCCAGAACGGCAAAGGTGGCCTGCTTGAAGCCCGCCAACTGTTCGGCCTGTTCCTCGGTGGTGAGCAGCTGGCAATCCACAGCGCCCACGAATTCAAGACAGCGTTCGAACACTTCTTGCGCATCACCAACCTGATCGAGAACACGCCCGAACTCGAATCGAAGGTGCTGCGCATCCGACGTGGCGCCGGTGAGCAAGCGATCGAACTCAAGACCGGTGCACGACTTCGGTTTCTGGCACGCTCGTCCGGCTCCGGCCGAGGCATGTCCGGCGACGCCGTCTACCTCGACGAGGCGTTCGCACTGACCGCACCAATGATCGGCGCATTGCTGCCGACGATGGCTGCAGTGCCGAACCCGCAAATGATCTACACCTCATCAGCCCCAGCACCGGGACAAGCCGTCCTGTTTGACTTGGTGCAACGTGGCCGAGCCGGCAAGTCTCCTCGACTGTTCTACGCCGAATGGGGAAACGAGGACGGCGTCGAACTTGACGACCGTGACGCCTGGGCTCGAGCAAACCCCGGTCTTGGCATCAGGATCGGCGAGGACTTCATCTCCGCCGAACTGGACGCGATGCGAGCCTTCCCGGACGAGTTCATGCGTGAACGTCTTGGCGTGGTGATCGACCAGTCCGAATCGTCGATGATCTCGATGCCGAAATGGCGTGCGTGCACCGACCCGACGTCACAAGCCGACAATGGTGTTGCAGCCCTGTCGGTCGGACCCGGTTCGGTGTGGGCATCGCTCGGTTACAGCGCTGTCCGTAACGACGGTTTGCTTCACGTCGAGGTCGCACGACACGAACAAGGCACCTCGTGGGTGGTGGATGCGTGCAAGCGTGCGCACGCCGACACCGGCCGCCCGATCGTGGTCGATCCGAAGTCACCGACCGCCGGTGTGATCGACCGGCTTGAGGACGCCGGTGTTCCGCTGGTGCGTGTCGGTTTCCCCGAGTTCGCACAAGCCTGCATCGCGTTGCAGGACGCTGTCGGAAACGAACGTGTCCGTCACCTCGGCCAAGATCGGCTGACTTCAGCGGTTGCTGGTGCGGCGATCCGCACGTTCGGCGAGTCATGGGTGTTCTCCGCTCGAGCATCCGACGTTGACATCACGCCGCTGCTGTCGATCGTGCTGGCGTTGGGCGCGTTGCAAACCAAATCGGCCACCAAGCCGGTGTTCGCATTCTGAACGAGGTGTTCGTGCAGCGTTTCCGACCGGTTCTCGCCCAAATCATCGAGGTTTCAGGTTTGATCGCACTGGTTGTCGGTGCGTTTCTGATCACTTCTTCTGTCGGTTTCCTGACTGCTGGTGCGGTCAGCTTGTGGTTTGCGAAGGGGATGAGCACATGACGGTCTTGTTTCGAGCCGCACCTCGACCCCCGGAGCGACGTGACTTTCTCGGTGTTCCCGGCGCGTTGAGTCCTCGCACCGGGCAACCGAGCTATCAGTATTCGGAACTTGAAGCGTTGCGCATCAGTGCCGTTGTTGCTTGCATCGGTCTTCGCGCTGGTGCGTTCGCTCAGCTGCCACTGAAGGGCTATCGCGACGACCGCAACGGGTATCCGTTGTTGTTGCCGTCGCAGCCGATGCTGTTGGCCGATCCGTCAGACAAGGTGACCGCCTCGGTGTGGCGCACACAGATGTCGATCAGTCGTGACCTGTGGGGTTTCGCACTTGGCCGCATCGTCGCCTGGGATGCCGCCATGTATCCCGTGAAGGTCGACTGGATCGACCCGTCAACCGTGAAACCGAAACTGGAGAACGGCGAGGTCACATGGCTGATCAAAGGTGGCCGGCCGATCGACCAAGCCGACCTGCTCCACATCCCGTCCCGTTGGGTGATGCCAGGCAACCCGGTCGGCATCTCGCCGCTCGCCTACTCCGGCCTCACCGACCTGGCACGCAAGGCACAAGACTTCGGTCGTGACTGGTTCACAAACGGCGCCGTGCCGTCGTCGCTGATCTACAGCGACACACCCCTCGATCAGACCGCCGCCGAAGGCATCGTCGACACCATCCTGTCCCGTTGGCAAGGGCGCAAACCTGCCGTGCTCGGCGCCGGGCTCCGCTACGAAAAAATCAGTGTCCCGGCGAACGAGTCACAGTTTTTGGAGACGTGCAACAAAGTCGCAGCCGACATTGCGATCTCGTTCAACTTGCCGCCATCAAAGATCGGTGCGGCGATCTCGGGTGCGAACGTCACCTACGCGAACCGTGATCAGGATCGCGAGGAGTATCTGGTCGATTCGATCAACCCTGATCTGGTCGTGATCCAAGAAGCGTTGGATCGGCACACACCTCGAGGCCAGTACAGCAAGTTCTCGACCGGCGCGTTCATGCGTTCGGACACCTTGACTCGTTACAACGCACACAAGATCGGCATCGACAGCGGTTTCCTGACGCCGAACGAGGCTCGTGCGTTGGAAGAACTGCCGCCGCTTCCCGGTGGCGACGAGCTGCGCCCGTTGGGTTCCGGTCCTGCTGCACCGGCCTCGCCGCCGGTCGTGGTCAACAACTCGCCGCTCGAGCTGGTGGAACGCACCACCGAACTGCACCCCGAAATCGTGGTGCCGGTCGAACTGAAACAGGACGCCACCGTGGTGCATGTCGCCGCACCGATCATCGAGTTCCAAGAAACCGAGCGTCGCACCTATCGACGCCGCGTTGAGCGTGACGAGTCGGGCCGCATCGTGGCAGTGATCGACGAACCAGGAGAAGACTGATGGCACTCGGCTACTCGACAGCGATCCGTAACGCAATGTTGGATGCCATCACGTCAGCGGCTGGCGCCTCGGCGCTGCTCAAAATCTACGACGGAGCCCGTCCTGGCACCACCGGCGGAACCGCCACCAACGTGCTCGCGACACTGACCTGCAACGCCACGTTCGCACCCGCCTCATCCGGTGGCGTGCTCACACTCAACGCCATCACCAGCGGCACCGGCACCGCCGCTGCAGGCGCCGGCACGACCGCAACCTGGTTCCGCATCACCACCTCAGGCGGCACCCTGATCTGCGACGGCAGCATCAGCACCACCGGCAGCGACCTCAACCTGTCCTCGACCACGATTGCCAACGGCCAGACCGTTGCCATCTCGTCGTTCACCATCACCGAGGGCAACCCGTAATGGCTGACTCCGACGTGCTGATCACTGCCGGTTCTGGCACCAAGATTGACACACGCACCGTCGGGCCCGGAGTCGATGAACATCGCCAAGTGATCGTGGTCGGCGATCCGACCACCAACACCAGCGTCGCCACCGTCACCGCCAACGGCCAGCTGCAAGTCATCGGGCGCGACCTGCAGCGTTCAAGCGCCACCATTAGCGGCATCTCAACCTCTGGTGCTGCTTACGTCGCCGGTAACCAGATCGGCACGCTGACCACCATCACCAACGCCGCACGCGCTACCGGCGGTTCCGGTGTCCTCACCGGCCTGGTCATTGCCGACACTGGCACTGCGCTCGCAGCAGTTGACCTGTATTTGTTCGATCAGTCAATCACGCCGACCTCGACCGACAAGACAGCGTTGAACATCGCAACCACCGACATCGCCAAACTTGTTCAGGTAGTGCAGCTCACCGGCCCGTTCACCACGACCTCATCACGCCATGTGCAAGCGCAAAACATCGCGATCCCGTACACCTGCTCAGGCGGCACATCGCTCTACGCGCTGCTAGTCGCTCGAGCAGCCAACCCGATCTTCGGTGCTACCGAAACGCTCACCATCATCGCCTACTGCGAACGGTACTGAACGGCCATGCCGTGCACATTCGGCGCTGCAACAACAGACCGTGCAGCCCAAATCTCGTCAATGGCAGGAGCAACCAACACCGCAGGCTTTATTGCTGGCTGGTGGTATCCAACAGCATTGACCGCTGGCAGATTTTATTTCAGCGCAGCAGCAAACACATCCACAGCGAACTACGGCATCAAAGTCGGCACCACCACCAGCACGCTCCAAATGAACAGCTGCACCAGCACAGTTGGTTCATGGACAGCAACAGCCGACACCAACCTATTCCCGAGCGGCATCCAAACCGACAAATGGTGGTTCATCGCTGGCTGTTACAGCGTGTCATCAACACCAGCAGTCACCTGGGCAATGTGGCTTGGTGACGAACAAACACCACCAACCGCGATGACGGTGGTTCAAAACACGGCACCAGCCGGGACTCTTGCCAGCAGCAACTTTGGAGTCGTCGGTAACAGCAGCACCACAGGCACCGACTCATTCCAAGGTGACATCGCAGCAGTTCACTACCTAAATACAACATGCAGCAGCAGCTACCAGTTCGCCATCCCAGTCGCGACAGGTGGAACCATCAGCACAACTGAAAAATCGCTGATTGAACAGCGACTAGTCAACCCGATCTGGCGTGGCAACACGCCACGACCTGTCTGGATTCCGGGCCGAACAGGAACAGTCCTCACAAGTTACGACTGCAAAACGAACCCGCCGACCTACACCTACACCTCAGGCCTCACAATCACTCGATCTGGCGTTGGTTCACCATCTGGAATGTCACTGTCACAACGCCGGCAACCAGCACCAAACGACCAGCATCAAATGCTGCAAGCACCATCTCTTGCCAACGCAGGTCTCTAAATGTCACTGCTTCTTCTTCTCAAATCCGCAGCCGGTGGCGCAACCCCACAAACATGGACAGGCACCGCCGGCACCATCATTGTCACTGGTACCAGCAGCAGCTGGAGCGGCACCGCCACATGGACAGGTAACTCAGGCACGATCAGCGTCGCTGGCTCAAACGGCACCTTCACACCATCAACACCGTGGACAGGCAACGCCGGCACCATCACCATCACTGGCAGCAGCGGAGCTTGGACAGCCAGCGCACAATGGACAGGCAACAACGCCACCATTCTCATCATCGGGACATCAAACGGTTTCGCTGGTGTAACAACATCCACAGGTACACCGTTAATGGAAATGGGTGTAGGAGCAGATTTCCTCCTTCTGAAATCCACCACAAGCTCCTTAGTCTTGGTGGAGTTGAGATGCAGATGGTTAATCCCACACCACTCAACGAAAGAGCCCACAACACGCCTGTACTCCTCCTCCTTCCCCGCACTGATGCAGCCAGCAATTACTGAGTCGTCTGAAAACTTCTGCAGGT